TAATCGACTAGATATGTTTTTTGAATATTTTAAGAGCTTACCATATTGGTATCAGGCAATATTCATTGGAGTAGTGTCTGCTATTTATGGTCTTAAAGGTGCTGATATTATGAGAAAACCTAAATGACAGCAATCATAGGTAAACCCAAGCACTCTAAATGTAATACTTGTAAAAACAAGATAACAAATAGATATGTTATGTTTGATAAAATAAAATATTGTTTAAAATGTTTTTATATGTCAGGCAAGTCATTACCAATTTTTCATAAATGAATAAACAACCATTAAATATTGGAGAAGAAGCACGAGTTCAAATGCCTATGAAAACAGTTGCTAGTTTAATAGTAATTGTAGCAATGGGTGTATGGGGTTATTTTGGTATTGTAGAAAAACTTAACCAACATAGCACAAGACTAGAACTAATGGAAAAAGATCTAACAGAGAATACAGACTTTAGAATAAAGTGGCCCAGAGGGCAACTAGGTTCTTTACCTGCAGACTCTGAACAGTTTATGATGATTGAAGATCTATATAAAACTACAGATAAATTAAATGCACATATAGAAAATATGGCATTAAACAAAGTAAACATTGAGTTTTTACGAAAACAAATGGATAAAGTATTACAAGATATAGAAAAATTAAAAGATGCTAATCGTGAGATTGGTTATAAAAATGGAAGTTATTCGCAATGATTGAAACTGTAGTAGCATTATTAATGTTTGTAAATGGAGAAATAAAAGAACATCTTGTACAAAAAAACATGGCAGCATGTTTGCGTGGAAAACGTCATGCAGAAAGAGAATATTCTGAATCTGTATCTTATAAATGTTATAAAGGTAAAGCAGAAGTAGAACTATACAAAGGGAGAAAATATATTAAAGCTTTAATATTAAATTAACTATAATCTCTTTCTATTATCATTTCTAAATAATGAATAGCTTTCTCTATATCCTTGCGTTTACCCTTCTTCTTATGTCGGCATATGTACTTAATGGCATTGCCTTCAGCGAATGGTAAATTATTTTCATTAATAAAATGTGCAGGTTGCACCTTCATATTTTTATAATGATCTCCATCTACTTGTGTATTTAATGTTTGGTATGTCATATCTTTAAATATATTTTTATTAGTCAAATTTTAACCTATAACGACCAGGACGATACTCTCGTTCTGGTTTTTGTTTTATATAATGATTTCTTCGTACAGTAGATATATCATTCTTAATAGCTTTTGCAATTTTTTGATAAGTACGATCTGGATCTAAATCAGCTAATCTACACACAGTTCTAAAATCTATTGAATTACCAGTAAGCCAAGCAATAGCTTGATCTCTATAATACTGATAATATACATCTACACCTTTATAACTAGCATCATGGATTGCTTGAACTATTACAGATAAAAACAATCTTTGTTCAGGTGTCCTGTTCATCTATAACTTCATAAGTCATACGATGATCTACAGCATCTACTTCCTGCCAATTTAATGTCTTTGAGTCAATAGCTTTAACAATTTTTAATGCTTCAGCATCTGACTCTGCATTAACAAATATTTCTGTATAAGCAGGAAGTGTAACCCATCTTTTAAATTTATAAATCATATATTATTTTTACGTCTACTTGCTTCTAATGTTCTAAATAAATCTATTATAATACCTTCTTTATCTCTTTTATTCTCAACTGTACTCGCTTCAACCTCTGCTTCAAATAATTCTTGAACAGCATTCTTATAAGTTTCACTTGCATAGTAGGTTTGCTCTTTGGCAGAAATGCTCTTATCATTTGTGTTGCCAGTAATGTGTAAAGCCTTCTTTCTTTTAAGAAGCCTATCCAAATACTTAACTTTAGCATTAGCTTCAGCATTTTGTACGTCTGTTTCTGCAAGATATTTCAAGGCATCTTCTAACCTCTTTTCTGTAATCATTACTATTCTCCATATATTTTTTATACAAATCTTTTATACTCTTATCTTTATCAAAAGTATCAATACCCATCAACTCTAATTCTAATTTAAATAACAAATAATGTTTCATAAAAAAAGGGCAGGATCTTTCGATCCCACCCATCACGTTAACTAACTTTAGGGAGATGACGTGTTCTGTTAAAATGGTGCATCTTCCAGATCTTCTGCAGTATCCATCTTTTGATTTAAGATGTCTCTTACAATTAGATCTAGGTTTTTATGTATTTCTGGTGTAACTTCTTTACCAGAGCTTAACCAAGCTGACATAAGATTACTCATAGTCAATCTATACTTTTCTTTCCATTGACCTGCAACATCTCTTACAGCTTTAACTCCAGAAGAACTAACCATATTGTTTGTAGGCACAGCTACTTCACCATCAAGTAATTCTATTGAATTAGCAGTTTGATATTGTTTACCACTTTTACTAGTACGTATTGGTAAAGCCTCAATCTTCAATCTAGCACCTTTCTGCCATCTTGAAGTACCCATAGCTTCACCATAAATAGTCATGTCAGTACCATCGTCTTTAGTAACGTATACTGTAACACCACCATTATCTTTCTCAAATGCTCTTTTAAATGAACATTCAAATGTTTCAGTTTCCATATTTCTCCTATTGATTTGATTTATTATATTTCCTATTTTTTGCATAGTTATTTATACACTATTGTAAACAATCTTCCCATAGTTTTTTTGCAAAATCTACAGATCCTTCAGATCCTTTCCATCGGAAGTTGTCGATTGTCAAAGGAAACAATCGAACAGCATCCTGTTTTGTTTTACATGTATTTAATATATGTTCTATGTGTTTCATTGCATTGATAATCTCTTTTAGATCATCACGACCAACCATATCTACACAGTATTGATCTGTTGGTGAACAATATAATAACATAGTTTCTTTGCCAAATACCTCACGATACAAGCATTGTTGTCTAATATCTGCAGGTTTTGGATACCATCTAGCATCAACTTTACCTGATTTTAAACGTTTAATATATGCTGTAGCTTTAGTATCTACAATTACATCTTTAAACTCAAAATCAGTTTTACATATAACATCACGTTCTAAACCCCATTTAGTACCTGGTAACTGTAACTCATTCTGCCATGAAACTACTTCACCAAACTGTGGTAGCTCTTTTACAAACTTGTTTGCAATAATAGCTGCCCAATTGTATTCATCTTCTATATGATCAGTTGGTAACAGATCGTCCATTTCATCACGACTATGCTCAAGATATTTTCTTTTAGCAAATTCTGTGATACTATCTTCATCAGTGATTTGGTTTTGAAGTGCGTTGTTAGCTGCATCTTCAGCTGCTAAACCCATTATCATTCTGGGATTGGGTTGTGACTCAAAATCAAATAACTCATTGATAATCCAAAATGCAGGACTATCAATAAACGTATTAGTTTTTGAAGCAGAATGTCTATACTCAATTTTCATATTCATCTCCTTATGGTTAATAATATACAAAAGTATTTAGCTTCTACCTTTAACATATCAATGGATGTATTAAAAGGTAAAAAGACAGCAAGATGTGAACAAGATTATAAAATATATAATCTGTCTATCCTGTTGTGTTGGATTTTACACCCTACACAAGTGTATGGGAGTAAAAGCCTTATTGCTCGTCATCATAGATGTTCAAAGAACAGAGTCTATAGACTAAACAAATATTATACACACAATATTAATTTCAAATCTTTTGTTGATAAATACAAGGAAGATTATAAAAATAATTATGCGTCAGATTGAAAAACCAGAACTAATATCTACAATCAGAGATAAGAAAAAAGTTTGGTTAAATATTAGAGAATCACGTCTAATGTATATGTTTCATCGTAAGCTCATATCTATTGAAGAATATGAAGCTGGATCTAGATATAGACTAGCATGTGAACTTATGGGTGGCAGCTCTGGAAACTATCTTAAAGAACGTGTTGATGGTATAAACAGTGATCATATTACATCATCTCTTGGAGCTGCATTATCAGTTAAAGAATGTGACCAAGAAATTGGTCCTACATTCGCAGAAGCTATGAAGTTATTTTGTTGGCATAACTTTGGAATAATTGAAATAGCCAATCAATTAAGTTTGACAGAACGTAAAGCATCTAATAGAGTTCATGAAGGATTAGCAAGATTAAGTATTTATTATGGCTACACGAAAGTGCGACACACTATTAAAGGACAAGGAACTAAAGATAAAAGACAAAAAGTATCTGAAGTGGGTAGCAAGTAATCCTTGTATAATCTGTCAACAAAATGGTTGTAATGCTCATCATATTACGTATGCACAGTTTAGAGGTATAAGTCAGAAAGTTGGTGATCAATTTACAATACCATTATGTGTTAAACATCATCATCAATTACATAATTGTGGTATGTCTGAACGAGATTTTTGGAACAAGATTGATATAGATCCATTACCTATATGTAAAATATTTTATGATCATCATCAAAATATGTGGAAAAACAAGGATTTTTTCTATGATGACTCTATGCTTTGGATAGAGGTATATAACAAACTTGTACCTAAGATTAAGAAAAACATTGATTTTCTACTGCAACCCAAATAAATATATTAGTTATCCTCGCTAGAGGTACGTTCTTATGGCAAAAATATATAAATTTACTAGAAACAAAAAAGCATACTCTGAAGAATTTTTAGCAGGTGTTAAACCTGAAATCATTGGTGATTTTATCCAAGAACAAAATCCTACAATGTCTATTAAAGCTGCAGATGCTATGGCTCTTGCGATTATTTATAGTACCTATCTTCAATTAGTTTTAGATGAAGAAGGTTCTCATCAATCTATTGATGATTATAAAGATTATATATGGGCAGCTAATGACAAAAAGACGTTACACTAAAAAAAAGAAATCAGTAAAAGATAAAGATACTACAGATATACCTTACACTAAAGTTAGAGTTGAATGGGTAGATTGTGTTAGTGATAGTGCTTGGGCATCAGATAAAGAATTTAAAAATATGAAACTGGCTACACCAGTTAATGAAGGTTGGATCTTCTCTAAAGATCGTAAGTCAATAAAATTATTTGCAAGTTACGATAAAGAAGATGATGGTACAATAACCTTTGGTGATCGTACTATGATACCTAAATCTTGGATTGTTAAAATTACAGAAATATAACAAGGGTTAATCTTTTGTGCCTATGGCCAATTCCAACATTAACCCTTATTAGTCATGAGCCAACACGAACCTACTTGTTCGCTTTTTGATACCCTCATGAACCACCCACCAAGTCTCCCTGATGGGTGTATCTTAAAAAGAAGATCCCTGTTTTACAGTGCACTACTCTTTTAAAGAATTTTTAAATACCTTTATCCATATACATTTTATTGATAACATCTTTTGCACTGTCATCTGTACTTGGATAATATAAAACTTCTAATCTTTCTTTTGAAGATTTTAACTCAGCTTTAACATGATCTTTAGCATGTTCTAATACTTTAACTAACTCAGGATAGTTACCATAGAAAACACCATAAATTGATAAATCATTAATCGCTGCTGTTATTCTGTTTAGACCTCGTATTCTTTTTTCTATTCGAAGTATCTCGCTGTCTGTCTGAACCATTCTCTAACTCCTTAATCTTTAGTTTAAGTTTTTCTATTTCTAATTGTTTAGTAGCAAGTGCTGCTCTTAACATATTTTCTTTACTCATTATCTGACTCCTGTATAAACATTTTACATCTATTAATATCTTGTTGATATTCTTTAGCCCATTTTTGTAATATCAAAGAATGTTTATCTAAAAGATAACCACTAGAAATAGCAGAATCTATAATAGTTAATGCTTCTATAGCATCATCCATTTCATTCTGTACTTTTTCTCTTTCTTTTTTTTTAGCTTTATTCTTAGATATTACTTCTTGGACTACTTCATCTTGAACTGTCATCTATTCTCCCTTTGTTTAATGGATCTTGTGTATATTCATCCACTTTGGTTTTTATAGTGGTGTATCTTAATTCACACAATTGAAGTTCTTCATTTAAACGATCAACTTCTTTACGTAAACTTAATACATCATTACATTTTTTTTTAAGTTTATCTCTAAGTTCATCAACAAGTAAATGACAATCTTTTAATACTTCTGACAAACTACGTGGTTCTGGGTTTCTTATTTTCATGCTACCTCTTTTAACTTTATATCAACTTTTTTAATAATAGCAACTGCTCCAGAAATACCATCGCCTGGCAAACACATTCTATTAGTTCGTTTCATCCAAGTATACCAAGCATGAGTTGCACGTCTATTTGGATAATTAGTAGGTTTAAGTTTTGCTTCTTCATCGCAAAACATATCAAATGATCTTTTGCTTATTTCAGGATTATAACCTTTTTGTATTTCAATAAGATCACAATTTAACAATGGATAAAGATCTTTAAATGTTGGTTTATTTTTAAAGACATGAATATCTTCATTGTCATTATCTTTCCATATTATTACATTATACATTTTTATTCCTTTCTGCTCTATCTAAATAATCTACTACTAAAGATTTAACTAAATTAGATTTATATAAGTTATGTTTTTTACAATATGCTTCTAATCTTTTGTAATTATCTTCACCTAAAGCTAAACCAAACATACCATATTTTCTAGTATTAGCATTACGTGAAGTTCTTTTTGTTACATTATTTAACAGTTCTTCTTCAGTCATTATAGCTCCTCTATTGTTATTAAATATTTATTATCACCTAGACTAACTTCTATATCTGCCATTCTACCTGGTTTATTTAAAGTCATTCCAGCACCATGCACTTCACCTTGAAGTTTAGTTTCAAGAAACTCTTGTATTGCATGTCTTAAATCATATAAATCATCTGACATTTTTATTCTCCGTTGGTTGATTTCCACATTCTAAATATATTTTCCAATTATCTCTATTTGGTAATTTACACATATCAAACTTCATCATTGCTTGTTCATATCCATCAGCATAAGTAAATAAACTTATATCTAATAATGTATTGTGAAACATATATTTATTATTTATATCATCATCATCTCCATGATAGTGTTCTCTTTTTTTTGGCATTGTATCTCCTAGTTTAGTTGTTTTTTAATAAATTTAGCAACAAGCTCTACGTATCTAAACCACTCATCTATAATAGATCGTTTCTTTGATTTAGATTCTTTCTGAACTTGTTTAATTGCTTTGGTTGTTGCTTCATCAAGGACTTTGACTTCATCTTCTATCTTCATGAATACACTCCAAACGCAAGTAAAATAATAGTTGCAGCTTGTACACAAAGAATACCAAACATAATATTTTTATGTTTTTTTAATGTAATATCATGTTTTATTGTAATTCTATTGTTAGCTTCAATACATTTTAAAACATTATCATTGATTCTTTTTTGATGTTCATGTAATTTTATATCGTTCATATTAACTATCTCCATTGGTTATAGGCATAATGCCCAGTCGAAAGTGACCGGGCATTTGCCACATCATTATTTATTCTCAATCATTAAGT